TCATTCACTCATACGCGCAGCCTTTTGCAAAATTCTAAAACTAACCAGTACTCCGCCAACCCGCACCCTGCAAGGCTTTACGCGTTTGTTACAGATTTTCTTACTACCGGCCTCAACCATTTTTGATCGTGACGGAAAGCAAAATGATCCTTTTAAAAACATGGTGTTAATCAGTTGGTTAGCGGCAGGTGATGCTGTGAATTTTGCAAAGCGTTGCAAAACCTTGCGCAGTTTGCAAAAGCGGCAAGGCCACAAAACCCCAGCAACGGCGCGGGCTGGCGGTATGGTTTGCGCAAAATTTCTTTTGCAAAATTTTTTAGATCCAAATTGCGCAGGCGGGTGCGGTGTAGCGCCGTTTCCGTCTCGGATCCGCTTTCGTCTGCGTGCTGTGGCTTCCGTGGCTGGGCGCTGTTGAACGAACGAAAGAAAGGCCACACGATGGCGACCTTTGATAATTGCGCTTGTTGTAGCGCGTTCTGTTGTGTTTGGTGAGGGGGCGGCTTTCCCGCTTTTCGTCAGGCTATCAGAGGACCGTATTTGTTTTTCAAAGTAACGGTCTTCTGGGCGGTGGCAGTAAATTGTCCCGCCTGTGAGGTGGTGCCGGTATTTGGGTGCGAATGGGACGCCGCGATCTCAGCCAGTTCTTTAACCACGTCCAGAGTGTCAGTGAGTAAGGTCAGGACGTTGATTTCTTCACTGCCAAGTTTAACCACGGGGGCAATAAGCTGTTGTGCCTGGGCCACACTACGGCGAATGCCGGTGATTTTCTCAGTCAGTGCGCCGCCGACCTCTAACGAGACATTACCTTTTATCTGGTCGGTCACGCTGGCCCCGACATCCCGATTTACGTTCCGGCCAACACTGACAGAATTGTCCTTACTGCAGGATACCGTCAGATTGCCGGAAGTACCGATGCTGTAATCACCCTCGCTGATATGTACCACGGCACCGGCCAGAAGTGTGACAGTGCCAAGAACGGTTGTTTTATCCGTTGCCTGGACTGTGGTTTCACGGGCCACCACTTTGCGGATCTCTTCATCGGCGGTAACGTCGCGGGTCATGGAACTCTCGCGAATGGTCTGATCCGTCTGCCGCTCCCAGTCACCGGCAACGGTGACGCGCTGTGATACGCCGTCCCGCTGTTGCTGTAGTTGTTCCCCTGGCTTTACTGCTGGCAGGTTATGCCCCTGCGGCATGGTCTGGCGAACAATCGGCTTATCAGGACGCCCATCAACGAATCCAACCTCTACCAGCGTGCCGGGCGGTGGAAACTGGAACATGCCCGACTCACTGCCCGCCATTGGCACCGGCAACGGAACGGCGGGATAAAGGGGGGTATTTGCTGCAGGGTTGCCGTTCTCATCAAGTAACTGCAGATCGACCGCATACCGGGGGCGGAACGGGTCGGCGATATTACCGCCCGAAACATCCTCGCTTGGCGCTTCTACCCTGGCGAGTTTTGGCAGGTGCAAGCCGGAAGCCAGTTCCGGGAATACACTTTCAGCCTGACGCTGAAACGGTGATTTCTGCAACGGCTGCCCGGTGGTTTTGTTGCGGGGCTGCCAGGTAATTGCCATATTGTCATTTTCAAGCCTGACCTGGTTCAACCGCTGGCCGTTGACCTCCGCGCCGGGGCGCAGGCTCTGAATCATAGGCACAACCATAGAATTGCCGCCCGCCGATGCCTGGCTAAATTCCGGGGGGATCTCCACCGGCTTGCCAGCAAAGAGGCTGTGCTCAGCAGCACCGACAAAGACAGCGCCATCCGGCAACTGATACCAGAGATAATCCGTAACTGAAAATGCACGGCCCAGGCTGGCAAATAGCTGATAGCCGGTGCCACTGTGCGTAAAGTGCGGGATTGGTTTATCCGCATAAGCGGCCCCGACCGGCGTTGTGACGTTTAACCCGCTTTGCTCGCTTATCCAGTCGGTTACCTGGCGTAATGTCGGATGCTGGAATGAACAGGGCCACAATTTATCAAATATGCCGATAAGCTCCCGCACAAACAGGCGGCAGGTGCCATTATCAGCAGGTTGTGAGCGTTCAACATATCCGGTGAACCAGCGCAGGACCAGACCATCATAACCCACATCGATCCGCACCATTTTGCCGGTATAGTCGGTTTCTGTCCCCGCTGTGATAAATCCACGACCGCACGCGTTTAGCTCCAGCACGATATTGCAGTCAATCAGATGCACCGGATCAGAGGATAAATACAGGCGTTTAATCGGTTTCATGATTTACCCCAGCGCGTCGTTTACAGGTTTTAAGACTTTTTCTTCGAACCAGGTCATTTTGTCCGGGGCTTCATCGGCAGCAGCAGATCCAGATCCTGCACTCGCATTACCCGTTTGTTTCGTGCTGGTCGTGGCATTGCCTTTCCGTGCCTGTCTTTTTTCCGGCACGCTGCGTTTTTCACGCAGGGTAAAGCTGACCTGCCATGCGAGGCGGTCTTCCTGCGCAACGGCATCAATCTGCCCGGTAAAAGTGGCCTCGCGGAAATTGATTGCCGCGGCGGTGGCATTGGCGACGCGATAGACTTTTAATGCGCCGCTGGACTCCGTCGCGGATGCCAACTGGAAAAGCCTTTGCAGGACTGGTTCATCATCAAACGTAACCAGACCCGACACGCGCAACTCTTTGGCTTTGATACCCTGTTCAGAATTGGCCGTGCTCGATGTCTGGCCCGACTGGTCTTTTTCCTGAAACTGCATGGAGGGTGAAACCAGCATGTTTTGCATGGCGATCCCTTCACCATCAAGGGCGAGTAGTGCGGTCTGGGTCATGAATCATCTTTCCTAAATCAGCGAGAGAATCCCCGATAAACATCATTGCAGCGGTATGCACTGCGGTAGTCTGCGGGATCCCTTTGATTAACTCTGCGGCGGCGGTGCTGTGGTTACCCGTAAAACTGAATGTCCATGCTCTGGCGCTGGCCCCTTTCAGGTCATCCAGCGACTGACTTAATGAAGACAGCAACCCGGCACGCTCCTGGATAAAACCGGCAATCTGGCTTTTTAACCCGGCAATGCTGGTACTCGCTGCGGCTTCCAGTTGCGCGGCGGCGACACGCTGGGCATTCAGCGCGAGGCGGTTTGTTGAAACCGATAAAGGTGCAACAACCGGCAACGCGTTAACTTTTGACGGCAACTGCATTTTAACCGTGCTTAATTCAGCCGCAGCGGCTGCCATACGCTTAACCTGGTTAAATACCGGGGCAGGAAAAACAGTGACAAGCTGACTTAGTGCCTGCATAAAAATATCATGCGTATTTTCTGCAATCATAATGACAATAACGTCACCGCTGGCGTGGCTTGCCATCAGCTTATTAGCCAGATATCCCAGCGCGTTGGCAGGACTCAAATAACCACCTGAATCTGTTATTTGTCCAAGCCCATAAACCCAGGGATGAGCCGGAACAATTGAGCAGGACAATGCAGCCATATTGTCAGCAATTTTTATAACAGATTCACGCCACATTACCCGGAATCTCCGGCCAGACAATATCTGGCGCATTTTCAGGTTGAACACGGTTAAGCATTACCCGGTATTTTTTCCAGGTGACCAGCAACGTTTTTTCGTCCTCTGTTGCCATATCCAGATCAACAGCGTCCTGTAGCGTAGCAATCACATCATTAGCCTGTCTCAGAAGGGCGGTTTTACCTGCCTGCGCTTCCCCGGTTAATGCCTCGCGTTCTGCGTCGGCATCATTTACCCAGGCCTTACCATTCCATTTTTGCCATTCATTTTCAGGCGCGATAGTTGTTATACCTGTCGGATATTTTCCAGGCTCATTGATAATAATTGCATTACCAGTTTCAGTGTCGTAAACGACCTCGCCCCTGTGGTCTTCAATGCTTTGCCATTTTTTTTCATTTGCGTCAAAAACAGCAATAAACCCCGCTTTGATTGTCGGCGGCTTTATTGTGGTGCAGTTGGCTGGTAGTCCGGTATGCGCAGGTATAAAAGCGTCACCCGAACCAATAAACTCATTCGTATCGGAACGCAGGTTATAAACAGTAACTGTTTGATCGGTTTCACTCATTTTAAAAGTCATTATGCGAGTCTCACTATGTAGTTGAATGCAATATTCTTAACGGTCGTTTCTGCGTTACCCGACGCTGCGACGGTAATGGTGTGACTGTGTGCGCCTATTGCTACAGTGTGAGCATGAGCGCCGATACCTACGGTGTGATTGTGCGCGCCAATTCCTACTGTGTGAGCGTGGTTTCCGGCTGATGATGAGTTAGACGCAGATCCCCAGCGTGGCACCTGATTTTGTGTGTTATTACCTGAATCAACGTAAGTTCCCCCATATTTCCTAGAATGTACGTGTGCCCCCGTTGTATTCGTCGTTTTAGTCCCATAATCAAAAGTGCTGGCTGTTTTGGTACCGTAATCGAATGAGGATGTTGTTTTCGTTCCAAGATCCGTACTGGATGCACTGGCGGTATGGGCATGCGATTTATTACCATCATCTTCATAAGAGAGAACTGTGCGACCGTCTGGTTTCCCTTTGATTGTCTGGCGGCGCATATCAGGAAGAACACCCGATGGGTATGCAATAGCCAGTTGCGGGCAAGCCACTGTATCAAATGCCTGTCCTTGCATGATTGCGTGACGCGCCGGTGGGATATCTGTCGGCCAGGGAAGTGGCACCCCAACAGGTACAACATCACTAATGCTTAAGACCGCCAGTTCACCCAGGCCCAGGCTTTTCCTGGCTTTTTCCTTGTCACTGACATCGGCAAGATTCGCATCTTTACGCAAAAAATCACTGCTGGCCTGTTGGTCGCTCAGGCTGCCTTTTGGCCTTAAATCCGTGATATTGCCACTTGCATCAATACTCGCAACGGCAAAAACGTAATGCTGTACGCCGTTCTGCTCGTAGTCGGTAAGACTGGCGGCCACGATGATTTTGCTTTGTACTGCCCATTCGCTGGTAAGGGTTCCCGTCCAGCATACATCCAGCCAGACCCTGGCAGGCTTTGCGGATACCGTGATGTTTTGATTTGCCAGCAGTTCAGACCGTAACCCGGCTACATAGCCCACGCCTTTGGTCACATAAAACTGAGTGCCCGATTTTGCGACCAGATAACCCGAACCGAAGAATGCTGCCGCGCCATACAGATCGATATTTTCCCGGCGCTGGCGTTCGTCCATTGACGCCAGGCGGGCGGTAAAATCAATCTGCCAGGTCTCTGCCGGTGTGGTGATTTCCGTTGCCGTTTTTGCGCCGCTGTATTCCATCAGCATGGACCGCACTAAAACGTTACCCTGTTGGCCGCTGGCATTTTTAATTTTACGCTGTGTCGGCGCATGGATAATCATTGCCAGCGTGCCGGTTGCTTTGTTAGCCAGACCGATCCAGTTGAAATCAAAATCACCAACATCTGCACCCAGTGTGACGGAATACACAACAGCATTCTCATTCACCACACCGGATTTACTCACCGCCTGGCGATGGACAATTTTATCAACAGCCGGAATGCTCTCGGCGTTATTGATTGGCGCTTCAGTATCCAGCCCCGGAATATAAGCAAAAATAAACTCATCCAGCGTAACCGGTTTATTGTCAATGGCCTGCTGCGCTTTCCAGTTTTCAAATGCTTTTGTGATGACAGCCTGTGACATAAGGTTCCTCTGTTACAAACTTGCGCGATAAGTCGCGTTTAATTCGTTATTCACATCACCCAGGGTGGCGGGCCAGCAAACATAATCGCCCTGATACCAGCCAATATTGATATGCAGCGGCAGGGAGGTGATCACTTCAAACCGATACCGGCGACAGGTACGCCCGTATTTACGGATTATTTCCAGCAGGAGATCGCTGTTATCCGCGATTTGACTGTCCGTAACACGCACGATGATGACGTCCCAGTCAATGCCGTCCTGCCTTTCCAGCAATTCGACATAGCCAATTCCCAGACGCTCAAAGATAGCAACAAACCCGGCGATCTCTCCGGCCTGTTGCGCGTTAATGAATGCGTAATTCACCCTTTTGCGGTACAGGCTCAACGGCTCCCCGTTAAAGCGGGTGATATCACGTTCCCAGGCAATAAGGTTTAAAAGCGGCTCGGTGCAGGTCAGCGGATCAAACTGCCTTAACGGCCAGGTTATCCAGTCATACACCTGGGACCAGAATTTCACGCAGGCCCGCAACAGTTTTGCCGGTTCGCCACGGTCCATCCAGGACGGCAACCGGAGTCCGGCCAGCAGGCGCGAAAACTCAGTCATTTTCAATCTCCACGGTCAGTCCTGCCAGCCGTGGAACCGACAGTTCACTGACAATGTCCGTCAGTGAGAAATGCAGCGAATCGATCACAGGAAATGCCCTGTGGATCTCCCTGCCCAGATTCGAAAATGAGAAACGGGAATAGGGCCATGTTTTTTTAACATCGTAATTCGCGTTCTCGCGGAAGGCACAACGGATCAGATTGCTGACGTCTGTTTTCAGTCTGCTGAGTTCTTCATCCGTCATGTTTTCCTTGTTTTCGACGTATACGGTCACCGCCAGGGTATGGGTGGTTTCCGGCATCGCAAAGCACTGCAGATCATCACCGTGCCCGTGGTGCCCCTGACTGTTAACATAATCATTCACCGCATCAACAAACGGTTGTGAGATTTCCCCGCTGTCCAGCAGAAGATAGGCGTTTGCTGTACCCGGACCGCGCGGGGCATCGTGCAAAAAGAAAATGCGATCCACACTCAACCCCAGAACACCGGCAATCATGCTGCGATAGATGGCGTCCGTGTGGTAGTTCCCCACCAGGTTAAACTGGTTACGCGTGCGGTCGCGCAGCTCATCGTCGCTTTCTTCATCTGCGCCCGGTGTAATCAACCATTCATCTTCATTAACCACACTGGCGATCCCGGCAACAGCCACGGGCAGGATGCGGTAATATCCCGGCGCAAGGTTATAACCGCTGCCGGTGCCTGTTGCCGTCACCGGTACAAGACCGCTTTCCGGCCCCGCTGGCAGCGTGGTGTCTTCACTGACAGCTACCGAATAAATCACGCCGTTGATGCGTTCTGTCTGGATCACTGTTCCGGCACTGATGGCCACCACATCGGCAGCCTTCGCCTTGTAAAAACGCACCATACCTGCGGCGGCGCTGGCGGGTTTAGCCTCAATATTGACCGCCCAGGCAAGCAGGCGCAGCATTGGACCGGTAGCGGTCGCAACAAACATATTGCGAAGAACCACGCTGACCAGTGCGTCTTTCAGCCACATGACCGGCGTCGTGACTATTTTTGTAATAAGCCGCCAGAACGGGGACATTCTCGACGTATTGGTTATAAAGCCCTCGGCCTGTACCGTGGCTTTAAACGCTGCCGTTACTTCCGCTTCGGTCGTCGGCATCCCGCTGTCACGTAATACCTGTTCAAAATCGACGTCTGGTTTTTCAGTCATAGTTAACCTCAGTATTGACGCTACCGAAGTCGTAGGTTTCGGCGGTGACATACAGGCGCGAAATACTTTCCTCGGTGATAACAATCGTCCCTGGTATAAGCCGTTCGTCACTCTCGATGAGTAACGTCAACTGGGTGATCACATCGCCGCGCATTGTGGGGCTTCGCTCGCCAATCAGACGGGCCGTGATACCACTTTCCAGAATGCTGTGGATAATGTCCTGGGCGATGCTGTCTCGGTTATTACACCGGCGCGGCTCATTGCCGCTGTCCAGCGTAAAATTGCCATCCGTTATCAACAGATCGATGTAAAGCGGTTCGGTACTCATCCGGCGTTAAGCTCCTGCCATTCGGCCAACTGGGCGGGAGTGATCCCGTTCGGGGCGTTAATGTAGGTGTCACCCCACGTTCTGCGGTTATCAACCGTTGATTTACTGTCTGACTTAATCTGACTCATCAACCCACCGCGCGGGATGTCTGCATTCACCCTGTTACCTGCAAGCAGTGGCTGGGCGTTCAGATTCGGCGGTGCTGCAGCGGCAGAAGATGCGACACTTTTCAGGTCGATATTGACGCCGGGGATTTTGTTAAGCTTTTCAACAATCCAGTTGTAGGTTGTCGCAAAGGTGTTTTTGAGGACGTCAAACAGCTTATTGAACACGCCACCAATGGCCGCCGCAAAGCCATCAAATGCCGCCATCGGCGACAGGCCCGCAAAGAAATTCACTACTGCCGCCCAGCCTTCGGTGATCGACTGCCAGACACTGGCAAACACCTGTCCTACCTGACCGGCAACGTCCATCACCCAGGCGAATGCGGCGGTGTTCATAATGGCTGTTTTCAGTTCTTCCCAGTGCGAGACCACATACCAGACGCCCAGCGCCAGCAGCGCCAGTCCGGCAATAACCAGGGTGATCGGGCTGGTCAGTATCTGCATTGCCACCCCCGCAAACATGGTCGCCGCACCCCAGACGCGCATGACCACGGCACCGGCTTTTAACACGGCATTCCAGGCAAACAGGGCCACACGGCAAACACCAGTCCAGAACGCCAACAATTTCGCCTGGATCCAGAGTGCCGCCAGACCAATGCGGGTTGTCAGCAACGAAGGGCGCAGCAGGTTGAGCGTCCATAACAGGATTTTCCATGCACCGCCCAGCGCTTTGGCAATCACAGCAAGACCTGTCATGGTGAAGCCAAACACGCCCATGACGATGTTAGTCGCGGCACCGGCCAGCCCGAAAGACAGCACGCCCAGGGTGATATAACCGAGCCAGCGGGCAATATTCGGGAACATCTCAAGCCAGCGGGCAAACTTTGCGCCGACATCCGCAACGCGGTTCATCAGTGGTGTGAGGATGGGGATCAACGTATTGCCCAGGGCGACACGCATTGCGAAGAATGTCGCTTTGATGCGCTCCCACGGTGCCGCCATTTTTTCCGCCATTTCCTGGGCGCGTTTCATGCCATCATTGCGACCCAGTTCCGCAATGCTGCGGTTAAGGTTATTTTGCTGACCGTACAGTTTTTTAATGACGTCAGCACCGCCACCGAATGCCGCATCCAGAGCCTGTTGTGCTTTGACGTTCCCTTCGATGCTCTGCCCGTATCTGTCCTGGAGTTTTTGCAGAATATCGCCCATCGGCAACATCCTGCCGGTGGCATCGACAAAGCTCATTCCCAGCTTTTCAGCGGCAGCGGGGGCGCTGCGTAAAAACTGCTCATAGATGCCGCTGGACTCAGTCCCCAGCGTGCGCGACAGCGTCCCCAGCACGGCGAACTGTTCGTCCATGCTGACGCCAAAATCGGCCCCGGCATTTTTGGTGCCCTCGATCAGTTCCTGCATGGTCTGCATTTTGACGCCGAAGTTTTGCACCATATACGCCGTTTTTCCGGCCAGTTCTTCGGCAAAACGGACATGGCCCAGGCTGGACAGTTCCGCATTAAAACGTGACGCCATCGCGCCGATGTATTCGCCCGCTTCCTCACCACTGGCTTTCACGCCAGCCGCCAGGGTATTCGCGGCAATCGTCACGCGGGGCAAATCCATGTCAGCCAGACCGGCCATTGCGCCTTTCATCGCATAGCTGGATCTGACCACGTCAACCGCCCCTTTGCCGTAGCGCATACTGAATTTAAGTGCGGCGCTGGACAGCCTGTTGAGCGTATCTTCTGCCACACCTTTGGAACCCACTTCCGCAAGTGCGGCATTCATCTGATACGCAGGGCCGACCACACCCGCGATGGATTGCGCCACACCCCAGATAGCGGCGGTCCCGATACCGATTCGGGCAAATGATGCCTGCGATTTTTCAGCAAAGCCCGTCAGCGTTGACTGGGCCGTTTTTAATGGCCGCGTCAGCTTGTCTACAAGGCTTAGTGTAAAATCCAGGTGGCTCATGTCATTTTCCGTTCAGGGCTATTGCGATCCCTTCCGCCGTTTTATTGGCGCGGGTCCGGGCGAAATACTCATCCAGCCAGAGGGCGCGGGCGATGCTTTCTTCGTCGTCAGGTTCGTGCGGGAGGTAGTAGCGGCGCAGGGCAAGGTATTGCTCCAGCGTATTCTTGCGAATGGCCGCCACCCGCGCCGTCAGTTTTTTACTTCGATCTCAAGTTTTGGCGAGTAGATTTCGTTAACTTTTTCAACGATCTGCATTTCACTGCCGGGATACGCTTCAAGCAGTTCCGTTAACTGAGTTTTACAGTCAGCAGCGACAATCCGGTGCAAATACGTTGCCATCGGTGCCACTTTATTGGTCATGGTCATTTCGTTAATCAGGTTGTTGAACGCGGTTTTATTCGGTTCAAAAGTCAGGTTCACACTCGCTACAGTCAGCGTAATCTTGTTGCTCTTACTCATTTTGTTAAATCCTTACGTTGTCGAATGATGCCCACCAGGGCGTTATGTCGTGCGGCGCAATCGGTGTACATCTGCCTGTAAGCCGTTAACGCCGCGTCAAAGTCATTTCCGGTCGGCCCGGCCAGACGCGGCAACGTCACCGGACAAAGGGTTAGCTGGTTTTCCTGATAATTTTCGTTCGGCTTGATCTGCACTTTCGTTGAACAACCGGACGTAATCATCAGAAGCGCAGACGTTGCTAAAAACCGGCTTAATGGTTTCCGTATGGATAACCCGTTCAGTGTGGATCTCATTGGCTTTTAGCTCCGCGAGTTTTACTTCCAGCGCCTCACCAGACTGCCGCGTCACTTCCTCGACAATCTGGCGGGTTTCCTCTGCCGTTTCACTGGCAGCGAGTTTCAGCTTTGCGTCGTGCCAGTCATGCGCCTGCCATCCCGCCGACATTGCGGCAATCAGTATCAGCAGAAGACCCAGCAAATTACGCATCAGCGCACCCCGTTATGCTCAAGACTGAAATGGTTACCATCTGGCTTACTGAAACGGCCACCCCACGATCCGCCCAGCGACTCCCAGTATTCCCCCAGCGGTCGGTAAGCGGCGCTGTCGGTCTGGTAAACACCGTTGATAAACAAATTGAAATCCACGGCCAGGCGCTGGGTATGCAGGCTATTGGAAATGCCGCTGCCTTTACGTGCATTAAGCGCGGCCTGTTCCGGGGTGCGGTACGCTTCGCCAAACGTCAGACGGTAGCCGTGTTCCTCTGCCCAGTGGATCAGATTGCCCACCATGACAACGAAAAGTTGTTGTTTTTCACTCAGTTTCATGATGTTTTCTTCCCCTTCCATCGGAAATAAAGCTCTGCTGCCCGCTTGATGCATTCTTCAATGAATGCACTACCCAGGATCCCCAGACCGCAGGCCAGACCAACGACGACCAGTTCCGGCATATCGGGAAATTTAAACAGCGGGATGGCGGCAAGCGGGGCGACCGCCGATCCCATAATCACGCGCCCGACCAGCAGGCGGGTGGTGATACGTTCATTGCTGACCATCAACTGCCCCAGGCCGATCACGGCACCGATTAACAACAGTTTTGCCAGTAGTGATGATTCTCCGTTTGGCATGTCGTTATCCTTTCAGATCGCGAGTATCACGGGCTGACAGATACGGGACGCCGTCAATCGCGACAAAGTCCGGGCTGGTCACCATGAATTTGATTTTCTTCGTGGTTTTGCTGGCCTCGTTGGTGTTGATGTTGACGATATCGGACAGCGCCGGAACGCAGCCAAACACCTCGATTTTTTCTTCCTCGTCCCCGGCGTTGGCATAAAACAGGAAGTCCTTAGCCGGGATGGCCCGCCACGACCCTGCCGCGCGGGCAACGGCACTAAACTTTTTAAAGTTCTGGGAATCGACTTCGATTTCCACATCCGCCGAAACGGATCCCTTTGTGTGCCCGTTTGGCACGCCGCGCGTCTGCGCCACGGCACTGTTATCCGTGATGGTGACGGTTGCGTTTTCGACGTGGATCATGACGCTGTCATAGTTCACATCGAACGATCCGCCGCTGATACGTTCAGTCATTTTTAGCTCTCCAGGGAGGTGTCGAGTTCGATGCTGACGCCGATTTCTTTCGCGCTCTCATACGGTCGAACCACAAGATAAATCTGCACCTTAACGCTACTGGTCCAGGTGATGGTGACATCACCGTCCTTCGGCGGTTTGACTTCGCCAGGGAACGGCACCCCGTTAATCTCCGTCGCAATCGCCATTTCGCGCAGCGGTTTGCCGAAATAGGTCTGGTGCGCCGCGATGCTGCCCGGTGTGCTGTTCAGTGAACGGTCGGCGATTTTGGGAATGGCACGCAGACGCACCCGGCGCGATGCTTTATCAACAATGCGCACGTTTTCAATGGTCTGATAATCACCGCCTTCGACGTCCAGCGTGCGGCCATCTGACCAGTAGATCCCGTCAAAATCGTGATACCACATCGGGACACTGAACCGGCTGACCTCCAGAGACTGGAGGACGGACAAGTCAATTTCTGCCCCGGTGCCATCCACTGGCAGCGTGTCGCGACCCAGCGCCGTCACTGCGCCAGTGGCAACGCGTGCCGGACTGTCGGCAATGGTGACCGAACGGTTACACAGGCGACCGGCGAGGACGCCCGGTTCATTGCCCCACAAACGCGGAACCAGTTGCACGCCCGGAGACGCGATCCCTTTTTGCAGTTCGGTAACCCGCAGCACATAGTCGGCCCACGCTTCCCCCTCTTCAGGCCCGCCAACGGCCAGCGCAAACCAGACGAACCGCCCGAAATTCGCCTGCAGGGTGGTGCGCAGTTCCGTGGCGCGGTTAATAGTCGCTTTATCTGTCGTATCAAACGCAAGGAGGATCCCTTCGGTGGATGCCACGCTCTGTGCCTGCTTAACTGCATTCATCCAGTCTTCATCCGGCGCGTATCCTTCCGCCTCGGTGTCGGGTTCACTCAGTACGTGGACATAGGCAAACCAGTTCTGACCGGCATTATTTGCGGCGGCTGACACGATCGCTTTTAACAGGCTGTCTTCATCACCCAGCGCTTTATCCAGATCGCTTCCGGTGTTCAGCGCCTGTGTTTTGCCCGTGTTGGTTTTGCCATACCCCACAAACAGGACGACGCGTTCGACGTCTTTCGTGGTGCCGTTAAAACGGTTTATCTGACTGACATTGACATTCGGCCAGGTCATTCTTACCCCCTGATGCTCTGCGCGTTGACGTCCCAGCCGAAGCCGATTGCCTGCAATTGCCGCGCAATGATTTGGTTAAATTCGTCGTTGCTGACCCCCAGAAAAACACGACCGGGGATATCAATTGTCCAGGTCCGTTTTGACGGGGTGCCTTTCAGTTTTCGGATCACCACGCCAGCCTGGGCCATGCTCATGCTTTCCATGATTGCTTTGCTGGATGGCTTAACCCAGCGTTTGCCCTTGCGGACTTTGTACCCCAGCGCCCGCAGCCGTTTGGCCTGACGGGGTAACGCTGGTTTGTTCGCCTGGGGTTTTCGCGGGGCATTACTCGCTTTCATCTGAATATGCGCGCCATCCTGCTGCACCGCCCCCACCAGACCCGCCGCGATGGGCTTTGACCCGTTCCGGTAATTCCCGCCTTTGAGGTAAATCCTCACGCCCTGGATCTCCGGCATTTCCCGCACCGCCAGTAATTTGGGTAACCCTTTCAGCATCTTGCCTTTGCCACGCTTGCGCGGTGCCCAGGGGGTGCCGTCCGGTGCTGCCTGCTGGCGCTGATGGCGTTTTGCCGCCACGATGATCCCCAGCCTGGCAATGCGCCATAAAAGGCGCTGGCGTTTCTTCGGGGGCAAATCAGCTTTCGCCAGCGCTTCGCGCATTTGCTTAAGCTGTTTCTGGTTCAGTTCCCCCCGGATCACGACGCATCACCACGGCGGGTAATAAATTCGGCAGTCTCCGCCACCCAGATTTCTGGGTTAACAAGTTCCCAGCGCTTACCCTTAAAAGGGATCGGCCCGTCTTCCTGTTCCCTGATGATGAGCGGGTCAGCCAGGCCGACAACCACGTCCAGGATGCATGACCCTTCATCGTCAAATTCCGGGTCCACCGTGGGATCGGGTAATTTCAGTTCGTCGCGTAGCTCGTTGGCGTGCTCATCAATCCAGGCCAGTACCAGGGTATAAATCAGACCCGGCGAATACTTGCGAAACGGGAAGTTATCCCACGACAGACGGGCGCTGTACGTCAGCACGCCGACCCGGCGCTGGTTGTTACCCAGCGCTTTGGCACTGCGTAACAGTTCGCAGTCTTCCATTGCGCTGGAAAACATCTGCATGGCGTCACCAGGCAGATTTTCGGTAATAAACGCGGTCAGGCTTTCTAACTGGCTCATATCAGGTGAACCCCCACGCGTGGCTGTTGCAGCATGTTGCGCATGACGCTGGCCGCTTCCGCCAGCAGGTTGGCGCGGGTGTCCAGACTTTCCTGTCCCGGATGTGACTCGCGCCGCCCGATGGTGGCAAACTCACCCAGCAAATCCGCTTTTGCGCGGGCATAAACCGCTTTTTTGTACTGGGCTGTTAGCTGGTTTTCGTTTCCCATCTTCGCGCCGGGTACATCTGCCGCACGTTCGCAGCCTTTCACCGCCCAGAGGGTGACCACGTCTGCCAGCGTCGTGTTAACTTCTGCGATGGCAGCCAGCAGGGCCGCGCCTGCGGTATCAGGTGGCAGATCAGCGGGCAGCGTTCGCACGCGCTGAAATTCAGCCAGATCCAGATCGGGCCAGAACGTCACCCCGTTGGTGATGACGGTCGGCGTCACGGTTACCGGCTTGCCGCTGATACTGAAACTCGGGCCACTCATCGGGTACACCTCGTTTGTGCAAAAGAAACGGGCTAACGGGTTCCACGGCCAACAACCTGATGGTTGATGCCTCCCCCGCGCCCGTCCCGGCTCTGCGGGAGTCGTTATTGTTTGATCAGGCTGTTAATTCGTGCCCGAATCTTGTCGCGCATGGTCTTAACGCCTGCGTTTTTGTTGAACGCCGCCGCCTGGGCCAGCAGGGCGTCGGCCTGTTCCAGCGTTTCGACATCATCCACGGCGGTGGCTCGCGGCTTGCCGGATTCGTCACTCAGCAGGTAAAGACCGGCAAACTTGAACCATTTCGCGTTAATGTCTTCGTGCAAACGCCATTTATCGCGGATGTTTTCAAATGTCCGGCTGAAATACGGCTCTATGCTGTGACCGGCCTCTGCCTGAACGGTCGCCCACTCCAGCACCGTGTCGGCCACAAAGGCGGGCAAGTTGCTTTTGAAGTTTTCCGGCGTGGCCTGGCTTTCACTGATAGCCACATCTGCCCAGTCCAGCGCTTTGCCCATTTCCCCCGTGTCAAACAGCCAGATAATGCAGTAAACCAGCGCCGGATTTGCGAAGCTGGCATCACCGGCAAGATATGCCTCAACGGTCGGCATCCAGCGCGGTAGAAGAACATCGCGTTTCAGTTCGATACGGTCTTCCGTGCGCGGCAGGCTGCGAAGCATTGCGACATCTTTTTCCAGTTCCAGCTTTTGCAGGTGGAAGCTGACCGGCGATGCGGTCAGGGCTTCGCGGTTATCCAGCGCCTTAGCGGCTTTCACCTGTGCGCGATGGCGCTGACACGGGGACATAGCCATTTTTATGCGCCCCCTTCCGGTGCTGCGGCATCTCCTGCCAGGGTGATTTTGTCGAATGCCGCGTATAGCTCGTCATGCTCGACGGCGTAACCTTCCATGCGCAGGTAGCTGTTTTCAAACTGTTTGCGATCATCGCTCCAGTCTGCTTTACGCTTACGGGTGCCCGCCTGGGTGTAAATGTGAAGGTTGCTCAGTGTGGTGATAATGAGACGGCCTTCCGGCATAAACGGCGGCGTATACACCTGTTTCCCGGCAATCTGACGGTTAATAAGTTGCGCGGCCACTTTTTCGGTCGGACGGTCAACCATATTCATCATGGTTGTGGCGTCTTTGCCGATCAGGTCACCAGAAATCAGAATGCAAAGGGACGGATCGTTACGGAAGTGCTCAAGGATGCAGGTATGCAGCAGGTCGGTGACTGCCGCATCAAGAGACACAAAATCTGCACCTGAACCGCCCAGCGTCACCGTATCGGTAATGATTTGTTCTGGAGAACGTGTTTTGACGATCTGGTGCCAGCCGATGTTGACATCTTCACCGTTCGGGTTAGCTTCCGGGTCGGTGTTTTCCGCAACACTTGTACCGTTGAACGCGATACGCAGCATATCCAGCGCGAAAGACTCGTTACTGAATGCCTGGATAAGCTGGAAAAACTCGTCTTCACTTCCTGAGTTAGCCCAGTTGGTCAACGTGTCGTAGTCCAGGAATGATCCCGAATCCGTTTCAGCTAATGCATAGGTGTTACCACCCACACCCAGCGGGCGGGTAAAGCGTCCGCCTTTCTTACGACCGGTATAAATGCCTTTTTTGCCCGTGGTGATAACCTGGCCGGTGGTCTGCTGGACGTCCCGGACATTCACCAGGCGCAGGAACTCCGACGCCTCCAGCAGCGCCTGACGCAGCAGGGTTTCTTTCGGTGGCGTAATGGCAAAAAACTTTGATGTGTCACGCACACCATAAGATTTAGCCAGTGCGGCGGTAAACTTATGGAGAAGCCCTTCGGCCTGCGGTGATAACTGTTGCGTATGAAGCATATTATTTTCCTTAAAACAGACGCGTTACACTAAATCGCGTGGTTCTTTGCTGCCTGCCGGTGCGCTGCTAGGGCGACGGGTTGCGCCGTTTTCCATTGTTGACAGCTTTGTCATGACGGCAGTCAGTTGCGTGGTCAGCTCATCCATCTTGTTGCCACTGTCAGCAGGCGTGCGGCGGGCAGAGAAATCACGACGGCGACGACGCTGACGTTTTGGCGGGGCCGCGTTGAATGCCTTCATCGCTTTAACCAGGTTGGCTTTTGCAACGCTGAATTCTTCCGCTTTGACTTCGTCTTCCGGGTTGTCAGCAACTTCCTGCGCCAGTTCGGCGACCTGGTCGGCTGCGTCTGCGATATCTTCGGCAATATCCGCAACCTCTTCGGCGGCCTGCTCTGGTGTATCCACATTTGCGGCGTCACCTTCGGCAGCGGATTTGCCGTTTTTGACTAACTCCAGCAGTTGTTGCAGGAGGGCTTTTAGTTCATCCATCTTCATGTCCTCGCCCTCGGTGGGCTTATCGGTGTTAGGCTCTGGTGTTGGCGTAAACTCTTTACTGGTCGAAAATAATCTCGCCCAGAAAGATTCTTTTTTATCCGGCTTATTCGCCTGCAATTTACCCAAGCTGAAAGTTTCAAGGTTTCCGCGTTCCGCGTCCTTTTCTTCCCCGGCTAAAACGAATTTAAGTTTTTCAGTTCCCAGACTCGCCGGAATATCAGTAACAGCCAGACCGAAAAGATATTCGCGACCACTTCCTGCGAAGTCAGAAACAAACTCAGCAGACGTGAAAAGTTTTTGCCCCATTCGGTTGGCATCAATAAGAAACTGATTAGGGATTAACTGGGCGTATAATTTCGTGACATCACCTTCCGTTTCCACTTTAAGCGCGTCCACTTCGCCCAGGTTGCAGGTGAATTCACGTTCGCCGATATCGTATTGCGGATGGTGCGGCCAAATCATGGCGGTGTAGGTTTTGCGGGTGTACGTTTCTGCCGCATCAATCAGCCATTGCGGTTCAATGGTGCGACCGTCCACTGCCTGTCCAGACGTGGCAATACATAACCAATCAGTGCGGTAATGAGATTGCGGCATAACTGACCTTCGTTGATTAAATTAAATAACGATATTTCGTTTGTGGTGGTCAGTATTACTAATTGATTAATTACCCGCGACCGCTTTATTTCTGATGCTTTCGGATATAAACCGTTAACCACCTTTTGCCGATATTTAATGATAATTTCAGTGGATTAATATCGTCATAATGGCCGCATGGCTAAATATTCTGATGAAATTAAAGACGCTGCCCGCGCCCTGTACATTAAGCGCTGGACGCCGAAAGATATTGCGCAGGAATTAAACCTCCCGCCGCGCACTATTTACCACTGGGCCGATGTGGGCCAGTGGGCTTCACTGCTGCCCGTTGAATCGGTCGAACATGTGATCGCCCAGCGTATTGATCAGCTAACACGCCGTGAGAAAAAAACAGCGCTGGAACTGGAGGAACTCCGCGATCTGGTTGCTCATCACGTCAAGCTGATGGCGCAGCAGAATAAACACGCCGAAAAGCTGGCAGAAATACAGGCTAAAAAGGCGGCCTATGATGGCGAGGGCTATTGCCTCAGCGCTGCGGGCGGGGAACCCGGCGAAAGGAAACGCAAATATAAGAAAAATGATGTTTCCGGCCTGACCCCTGAAATGCTCGACACCTGGGCACGGGAACACCTTTTCGAATACCAGCTACATTGCCGCGATCACAAAGATGAAGACTGGCGCTTCATTCTGAAAAGCCGACAAATCGGCATGACCTACTATTTCGCCTGGGAAGCGTTCGAAGATGCGGTCATAAGTGGTGACAATCAGGTCTTTTTCTCCGCCTCCCGCGCCCAGTCGGAAATATTCCGCGAATATATCGTCCAGATTGCGCAGCAGCATTTTGGCATCACCCTGACGGGTAAAAATATTCGTCTCAGTAATGGTGCGATCCTGCGTTTTCTGTCCACAAACGCAAACAGTGCCCAGGGCTATAACGGTCATCTGTATGGCGATGAAGTTTTCTGGATCCCGAAATTCACGCGCCTGCATGAAGTAGCCTCGGCGATGGCGACCCATAACAAGTTTCGGACAACCTACTTTTCGACACCCAGCGCCAAAACACACCAGGCTTACCCGGTATGGACCGGCGACGAGTGGCGCGGCGACGATCCGAAGCGCAAAGGCGTTGAGTTTCCAAAAGACAGCGCCATGCGCCAGGGGATTATTTGCCCTGATGGGATCTGGCGTTATGTCATTACGATGGAAGACGCTGTCGCGGGTGGTCTTGGGACACGAGTTGACATTGAACGCCTGCGGAACAAATACAACCCGACCGCGTTTGCCATGCTCTACATGTGCCAGTTTGTGGACAGCAAAGACGCTGTGTTCAAATTTGCCGCACTGGTCGCCTGCGAAGTGGATCGGGCAACCTGGGGCGATTATGACCCGACCGCCGCACGACCATTCGGTAACCGTGAAGTCTGGGCAGGGTTTGACCCGTCCCGATCCGGCGACAACTCCACATTCGTGATAGTGGCACCGCCCATCCATGACGGCGAACGCTTCCGCGTGCTGGCCGTCTGGCAGTGGCAGGGGCTTAACTTTAGCTGGCAGGCCGACCAGATAAAGCAGCTTATGCGGCGCTTTAACATTACATACATCGGGATCGACACAACCGGCATCGGAAAAGGCGTGTATGACCTTGTCAGCAAATTCGCGCCACGCGAAGCCACCGCCATTCTCTACAGCGTGGAAAGTAAAAACCGCCTGGTCATGAAGATGATCGACGTTGTCGAGCGCAAACGCATTGAATGGGCAAAAGACGCCATCGACGAAACCAACAAAGAACGCGCCGAAATCCCGGCGTCATTTATGGCTATCCGGCGCACTACAACCAGCAGCGGCAACGCACTGACATTCGTTGCGGAACGTTCCGACGCAACCGGCCACGCGGATGTTTTCTTCGCCATATCGCACGCCGTTATTAATGAACCTGTCGATTATGAATATGACCGCCCATCTACATGGGCTTTCGGGAAAGCAGCATGACAAAGAAACAGCGTAAAAATAAGCCATTCAGGGCCGCCACTGGAAAAAACGTGGAGACGTTCACGCCAGGGCGGGGAAGTGTGATCACCTTTGGCGAACCGGAACCCATCCTGACGACCGGCACCGATTATCACAATATCTGGTATGACAATGAGTATGATCACTGGCGGCTACCCATCGACCGGCTGGCGCTGGCCCAGTTGCCGAATCTTAACGGCCAGCATGGCGGCGTGCTATATGCGCGGCGCAACATGGTTGCCGGTAGCTACATTGGCGGGGGGCTGACGCCTGACCAGGTCGAACAAATGGTCTTTGATTATCTGCTCTTTGGTGATGTGGCTATTCTGAAAATTCGTAATGTTTTTGGCGAAGTGATCGACCTGCTGCCGCTGCCGTCCCTTTATCTCCGCTGCCGGAAAGATGGTTCTTTTGCCATTCTCCAGGAAGGGCCAGCCCTGATTTATGACCCGGAAGACATTATCTTTTTCAAAATGTACGACCCACGCCAGCAGGTTTACGGTCTGCCGGACTATATCGGCGGGATCCATTCGGTTTTACTCAACAGTGAAGCAACCATTTTCCGCCGCCGTTACTACAACAACGGGGCGCATATGGGCTTTATTCTCTATACCAGCGATCCAAACCTGACGCTGGAAATGGAAAACGAAATCAAGGACAAGATCGCGCAGTCAAAAGGACTGGGTAACTTTCGCAATATGTTTATTAACATCCCGAAAGGTGATCCGGAAGGCGTGAAAATACTCCCTGTTGGTGAGGTCAGCGCTAAGGATGAATTTGCCAATATCAAAAACATCACCGCGCAGGACGTTTTTACTGCACATCGCTTCCCGGCTGGCCTGGCGGGCATCATTCCCACAAACGGCGCGGTGATGGGTAACCCTGAAACTGCCCGCGCCACATACCGGAAAGATGAAGTCATCCCGCTTCAACGTAAATTTATGAACGGGGTAAATATGGACCGGGAGATCCCGCCGCATTTACAACTTCGATTTGATGTGGAAATACAGGCTATTTCCGACGAAAAGGGCGAAAAATGAGCGTAGTTAAGTTAAAATCATCCCCATTGTTAGCAATGGCGTGCGGGATGGTGAACATGCGAGTTTTTAAAATTAAATGCCCGGAATGCGGATCACCGGCCATCATTCGTAAATCTGACTGGAAAGACAAGAAACTGGCAGATTTATATTGTGCCTGCACTGAGGTTGAATGCGGTCACACGTTTGTTTTTAACGCTCAGTTTTCCCATACACTCAGCCCCAGCGGCCTGACCGGCAACAAGCTAGTTAAATTCCTGATAGACCAGCTTAAGCCTGACGAAAAACAATTCGCACTGGACCTGCTCAACGGCCACACAGCATAAAAGAACCCGCCATACGGCGGGTTTCTTTATTCAACTTCGCAAAGCGCTGTCATAATTGCCAGCCGTTCCGCTGGCGGCAGGGCGGCAAACTTATCCCGCCAGCGTGCCACCTTCCGCTTTATTCTGGCTCTGTCGTTGTAGTCCCTTCCGGCGAACGCGTGGGAATATGCCTGTCCTTCCTGGTAGTTCATCCAGATTTTTTCTGTTCGCACCCCGCCGCGCGTCATAGCCTGAAATTCACGGGTGCGCCAGCCCGCCAGCATTGTGTCGTATAGTTGCGAAGGATACCCGGAAAGAATAACGCTGACATTTTCCGGTAACGACAACAGGCAGGTTAATAACCGTTCATGATCAGCAATGGTGTATTCGTGACGATAACGGGCGCGACTGGTGCGCGTTTCCGGCAGATACGGGGGATCGGAATAAATGAGCACCCGCCCCATTTTTTCAAATTCTGTTATCCCATCGACGGCGTGCCGCCGCAGCTTAGATTCAAGATAATTTACTGCATCATTCACGTCGATAAACAGGCTGTTGCCGAGAGCATCCAGAAATTCCGGGTTATCCTGGTTAAATGCTTCAATCGTATTTGGGTCGATATCAATTCCCCAACTAACTTTCGCAGGCGGCTTACGCAACATGACAGCACCACCGCCCAGATGCGTTTCAATGTAGGTATCATGTGGCGGCATTTCAGCAATTATTTTTTGATAAACGCCGCTTGCCGCCTTGCTTCCCAGATAGCTCATGTTTTTCTGTCCTCAGCTGACAAGGTCATTTTTGACCTGCTGCAGCACTGTTAAAAATGACCGTACTCGATACGAATGGCCAACACTGTCAAAGGTGATGTTGTCTGCCGGAATACACTGTCAGAAATGACAGCACGGCACCCGCGGGCTCTTTGCCGCCCGCACCCGCAGAATCACGCCAACCGACGCAACCAGTTGCGACGGTCAGCGCGATTGCATTCATTCTTTGGGGGAGCGACCTTGCGCACCCGCCAGCATTTTTTGATACTCCCCGACTGGATCAAATCGCAGGCGTGTTGCATCAATACCGTGGTTATCCCGTAGCCGTTCCCACAGGCGGTTAATTTTTTGTTCCTGGTCTGGTTGCCTGCTGGTGATCAGTTCGCCGTTTTCCCTTGCCCGATAAACTTTGCCGCCAGCCACCATGCGCCCCCCTTTCAGCAGGGATAACGCCTGCACTTCGCTGACATAAAGTTGATGGACTTTGGCTTCTGATATGAGACGGGTCACTGCCGGGGCTAACTCCTGATTTTTGGCTTTTTCTGCAATGGACTGATGCCGTGTTTTTTCCACGGCATCACGCCAGGCGATATCAAGATCACTTCCAGACTCATAAGGGGAACCGCTTTGATGTCGCCTGAATGGTGTTTCGCGAAGACGGCGCAACAACCTGCGCCGCGCTGCCGGATCCATCGTTTCAAAATCGACTATTTCTTCCTCTGACTCTTCTGTCATAACGTCATCGACCGGCGTGAAATCGGTCATTTCTTCGCCGTCCGTAGAGTTATTGACAGAACTCCAAGCGTCGCCGGTTGGCGACGGCAAAAGGTCAACCCCCTGACCGGGGCCGCTTTTGGCCCCGGTGGCGGCACTGGATTTAGCGCGGATCTTCCACTTAACCAGACGGGTGCAAATACGCGAGATTTCCCCCAGGCGCGGCGACCAGACGCCATAAACCTTTTCGGGGATCTCACAATAAGCGTTCATTTCTTCGGCGGGCTGGTATGCCAGACGGACGACATAGTCTTTACGTGGGATTAGCACACCGCCCTGACGGATGATGTAAGTTGCAAAACATCCCACATCCGCAGCGGCACAAACTGCATCCATTGCAGGATCCGCGAGCAGGGGCGCACCGCGTTTGAAGGTATTTGCAATTTTCTTCTGGGCCGTCACCTGATTGCTCAGTTTGCGCAGCTCACGGTAAACCGTGACCGGTGGTTGCCCTATGGGCTGAAACTGGCGGATACGGTGAAGGGATGCCCACGCCATTGCATACTTAGCCGTTTCATTCAGCGGCCTGCCTGTTTCGTCGTCCAGTTCACCGGCGAGGGCGTGACCATCAATATTCTTTGAAATGTATTTAGCGATGTACGCCGTTGCAGACCCCTTGCTGGGATCCATTTTTTTGGACTTAAAACGGGCACCCGTATTCCGGCCTAACTCGTCTCTGTCTTCTGCAATAAAGTAAGCACGCAGGATCGCAACGGTGGCTTTGACTTCCGCTTTTGGCATGAACAGCAGCGCGTGCCAGTGTGGTGTTCCGTCATGATGCGGCTCCGCCACCCGGAACCCATACGGGCGCAATTCTTCGCGCTTTAGCTTGGCAGTCGCACGGCTCCAGACGCGGCATAAATACCGCTGTGCCTGGGCAACAGTGGAATGGTTCCACTTGCCGTTATGGTGCCCGGACTGAATATTACTGTGATATTTCGACGGGCAGGTGATGGTCAGGAAGATGCCCACATCCCCGCGCTGTTGTGCGACAAGCTCAACGCCAGCCATACGCGCCATTAACTCATGACGACGAATAGCCGGGTTAGATGTGGATTTGTTAATCATCTCCTCAAGTGACGAGACGTTGCCGTCTTCATCGACAAGCTCATGACTTTTGAAGAAATCGCGGTTTTTGCGGCGCTGTTCCTGCCACTCGATCAGACTCGACGCGCTGACATAGGGATGGGCTTTTTTATGCACGGCCCCCGTCGCACGTAACTGGTTTTCGCGCCAGTCACAACGCAAGCGCCAGATTTTACGGCCCCACCAGTCTGGGGATGACATTTTTAAAATAGCAGTGAAGATGCGTTCGCGATCCCATTCACCGCGCCACGCAGGAGGCACGACGCGCAAGGACAACGCCTCGCGGCCCAGGTGCCAATACAGCCAGTCGAGATCGTCATTGCTCATCGTCTCAACCTGCACCCCCAGCGCTGTGCATTCTGTTTCAAACATTTCCGCCATGCGGCTGGCTATCTCATTCGCGGCGCTCAATGCTTCCCGTTTGGTAAAATCTGCCAGTCGTTGCCAGCGCCCCCGCCAGTATGCGGCCAGTTCGCTGGCGACATCCGTCGCGACCCCTTGCCGGATGCGGACGGCATCAAGACGCAGCAATGATTTTTTCACGGTCCCCATAAGAAAATCATTAATGTGTCTGGCTTCACGATTGGCGCGTAACCATTCAATTTTTTTGCGCCAGACTTCGCGAATGAAGAACGGCTCTGATACTAAACGGGCCTCGACGCCTTCCGGCGTATTCGCCCAGGCCATCGACGCAGCTTTGGCCGCCTCACTTTCCTTGCGGATAAAATTCTGATGGGTAGCCAGTGGAATGCCGCGCGGTTCGTATCGATCCAGCGACAGGATCAGCGCGTCACGGTTGCGAACTTCATCGGGTTTATAACCAGCACGTTTGAAAAGCCGGTCGATATGTTTTTCAACGGCGGGATGATGCGCCACCGCCCCAGCAAGCGGGGCGATTTTTTTCGGTTCGTAGATATACGGGCCAATTGCCTGGCGCGGTGCGTTCCAGGGCCATGCGAATGCGGCGTCAGACATCAGACGCCCCCAACATGTATGCTTCTATGAACGCTTCTGCGACCGGTGCAACAATTGCGTTTCCGTAGGCACGCAACTGGCCCACGCGTCCGGCAAGCCCATTAACCAGCGGCTTAAGTCCGGGTTTAACTGGCCTCCACTTTCCATCATGGCAAAAGAGCCAGTCAGCATCTCGCCAGAAACCGTTAACCGCGCCGGCAGTATCTCCACTTCGTGTGGTGCCGGCGTTCGTCCCTGCAACCGCTCCGGTGAACGAATTTTCATTGCTGCCGTTGGAGTCGCCCAACCCGCAAGCTGCGCCGTCACATCCAGCCGATCCGTTGAAATCTTCCCGTTCCGAATCCTTCCGCCCACATACCCGCCTTTCCCGTCCGTTGCTGTCGGAGTGTTCCAGCCCGCCAGGCAGGCAAAATCCTGAAGGTTCGATTGCCGCCCCGCCAGCATTCTGGCTATGACCTTCTGGGGATCCTGATAAGCGTTTTTGACATTGCTCGCGTTCGGCGTCGGCCACCCAGAAGAGGCGTTGCCGGATGTGCGGCGCACCGAAGCCCGCAGCGCAGAGATCGAAACCAGCGAAGGCGTATTCCGCTCTTTCCAGGTTATCGCGTACATCGTCGAGCCAGCCGAGGCCGTCTTTGCTCGCAACCTGTTCGCCAAAGATAACGTCAGGGCGGCACTCCGATATAAGACGAAACCATGTGGGGAAGAGGTGACGCTCATCGTCTTTTCCCTGCCGCTTTCCGCAGGCGCTGAAAGGTTGACAGGGGCATGAACCTGTCCAGACGGGGCGATCATCGGGCCATCCAGCACGGCGCAGGGCGTAAGACCAGACACCGATCCCGGCAAAGAAGTGGCATTGTGTGAATCCTCTAAGGTCATTTGCGGTAACTTCCTCAATTGAACGAGAGTCAACGACGCCTGGGGCTATGTGTCCGGCGTCGATTAGGTTGCGCAGCCATTGCGCGGCGAAGGGATCGATTTCGTTGTAGTAGGCAGTCATAGAGGGCGTCTCACAGTGGAATCGGGTTTTCTTCTGATTCCCAATAGCCGGGTAGCACATCGCTATCGGATTCATCTCCGAATCTGGCTGAATACCCAGCGCATGGGCCGCAGTCCGGGCAATAACCACCACCATGACGCCCGCAGCAGTCGCAGACAGGCAGCACGCCGATCACTTCTTTGGCCTTCTGGCGGTTGTCTTTGTCGGTGCTGACAGAACGCTGCACGCTGATTTCATGCAGATTGAAAGGCTGGTAAATCTCACGGGTTTCTGGTGTATCGCTGTTTGAGATAACAACGGACGCACCTGTCTCGCGGTTTGCTGCCAGCAAGGCGGCAACAAGCTGACGATGCTCTTTCTTACCGAATGGGGTGCTGTGGTATTGAGTGAAATTAGCGGTTTCACTTTCAGGAAGGTAAGGCGGATCGCAGTAAATTACCGAATCGCTGCCAGTCATAACTTTTATGGTGTTCTGGAATGGGCAACACAAAAAGATTGCTTTTGTGTCGTTTGCCTTTTCAGAGAACAAGCGGATCTGTTCTTCCGGGAAGTAAGGCGGGGATTTGTGTTTGCCAAACGGAACGTTATATCCGCCCTGGCGGTTATAGCGCACAACCCCGTTATAACCGTGGCGATTCAGGTAAAGAAATTGAGCAGCGCGAACAACCTTTCCAACGTCTGGCCCATTCTCAAACATATTGTGCGGGGCCATGCAATCACGGGCGCGGTCGTTGAAGTCATCACGGACCCATTTATAGCCGTCCTTGTCCCCATAAGCCTTAAACAGATAACGGGCATAATCGATCACCTCATCAGGCCAATGAGTGATCTGGCGATAAAGGTTGATTAAATCCGGGTTTATATCGCCCAGAACATAACGGCGATATTCGGTATTCAGAAAAACAGAAGCACCGCCGACGAACGGTTCGATCAGGCAGTCTGCTTTAGGTAAGTGCTGGAGTAGATCGGGAATAACGCGACCTTTACCACCGGGCCATTTAACAAGCGAACGAATCATTTTTACTTTCTCCAGGGTGCAAGAAGCCCGACGCGTTAGCGCCTGTTTCTTTTTTGTGGGTAGTTAGTTGTTAATTGACTGCGTTATCTGGCGCGGGTGGCTTGTCGCGTACCGCCTGAATTTCGGCGCGTGGTGCGGCGTAGTCTTCAAATTCCCACGGCATTGATGCTGCAAATTCGGAAAGGCGCTTAATGCCCATCAAAAGGCAAGCCTGTTCCTGTTCACTCAAATTTTCATAGGTCAGATCCAGATGTTGGCGGGTAAGCTGTGGCATTCCGGGCACACGTCTGGCGGCGTCGTTTGCCAGGATGAAAATAACTTTTTTGCGGGTTTCATCCAGACGGTTAAAACGTGCTGCCGTGTCGTTTACGCGGGACGCTTTCAAACTGGCTTGCAGTCGCGCCCGTTGTTCTAAAAACTGGCGGCGTCCTGGTAGTCTGCCGGTCTTATCCATCAACATAACCACCTCCCCGGATCTAAGCGAAGATGCCCATTAACCGCGCAAACCAGCGACGTTTGTTGCGAGGCCGCGACATGAAGGGCTGACGGCAATTTTTAACGAACTGGACGTCCGTTGCTTTTGGCTGGAAGAAACGCCCGTCCGGGGTTTCAATCCAGCCGCGTTGATGATGGCGGTGCGTGATTTGCTGGCCGTGGGTCAGCAGGCTCGCGAGTGATGGGCAGTTCGACAGATTGGTCATATTCATGCGACAGCCCTCGCGGAATTGCGGCGATTGCGTTTATGTACCTGGTGATTGCTACCAGTAACACGGCGATAAGTTGCCTTGTCGCGCATCAGGCGATCAATGTAGTGCTTTTCTTCCGGTGTAATAAGTGCGCGGCAGTGTGCTACGGCATCCCAGTATTCTTGCAGCATGATGAAGCGCTTAGGACGTTTGGAACCCGGCATCCCTTCGCGGTGGACTGGTAACTGAGCACGATCCATTAAGTTACGTACTGACTTAAGAGTCCGGCCTGTCAGATATGCAAATTCAACAGGTGTAACGAAAACCTGCTTTTGCAGTTCGTCGGTGTTCATATCGCGAATGGCGTTAGCTTGCGTTTCTGTCATCTTGCAGATTCGTGCGACGCGGGCACCATCTAACGGGAATTGCCGTAAATGTTGAGTTCCCGTTATTAATTCGATATCTCGTGATTCTCTCATTTGGTAGACTCCATGATTAGCCTCTTTTGAGGCTTGTTGAGTCGGTTTGCTGTTATGTAGCAAACCTTGTACTGATGCGATTATCTGGAGATCTCAAGGTTATGTCAACCAGCCAAGGTGAGAAGTTACGACTTATTCGGTTCTCAGAACAATTAAACAAGCAACAACTTGTTGATTTAGTTGGTATAAATTACACAACGTATTTAGGGTATGAGAGTGATAAATCACGAATGACTCTAGATTCAGCCATCAAAATATTTAGGCATCAAAGGTTTCATAAGTATCAGGAATGGTTTTTATATGACCGAACTGATCCAAGCCGAGGCCAAATAGCACCGGCTCTCGCACACAATGGGCCAGACGAAATTCAATCAGACCCCTCCGGGAAACAGACTGGTTAACTTTATATAAACATTACATTTTCACTATTTGTTACCAAGATAGTGATCTGACTGTTGGAGGGTTTTCTTATGTCCGTTAAGAAACTCGAAGATGGTCGCTATGAAGTGGATGTCAGGCCGCGCGGGCGCGACGGAAAGCGCATACGGCGGAAGTTTGATCGGAAAGCAGATGCACATGCTTTTGAACGCAGCATCATTGCCAAATACCAGAACCATGATTATTTGAGTAGACCGGCTGATAAACGAAAACTTAGCGAATTTATTGCACTTTGGTGGCAGTTGATCGGACGGAATAAAAACTACGCAAATCGCAGGCTTAGTGCTGTTAACTGCATTTGCCAAGATATGGGAGATCCCATGATTTACCAGATTGATGCACGGTGCCTTATCGATTACCGGGCATACAGACTGGAGCAGGGGATCAAGGCTTCAACGATTAATCACGACCTTTTTGCACTAAGTGGAGTGTTTAAAGCGATGGCAGAGATTGACGAGTTTCACGGTGAAAATCCTGTTGCGGCAATTTCAGCATTGAAAGAGCCAAAAACAGAAATGTCATACTTCACTCAATCAGAAGTGGATCGACTGCTGTCTCTTTGCTCTGGTGATTATTACCGTATCGCCGTTCTGTTACTGGCGACTGGTGCTCGGTGGGGTGAGGCCTATCAGCTTAAGGCTGAAAATATCGTTGGAAACAGGGTTATGTTTACGATCACCAAAAACGGTGAAAGACGAGTTGTTCCCATATCTGATGACATTGCAAAGATAGTAAAAATTAGGGAGTCTGGGCGGTTGTTCCGCGTTAGTTACAAGACGTTCCGCCTACGCATGAAAGAGGCTAAACCCAATTTGCCTGACGGGCAGGCCGCGCACGCGTTACGCCATACATTCGCAACGCATTTCATGATGAAGGGGGGGAACATTATCGCGTTACAACGCATTCTGGGTCATTCTGATATTTCGCAAACTATGACTTATGCCCACTTTGCACCGGACTATTTACTGGATGCAGTGAGCTACAATCCCCTAAGTGGAATGTCCACATTGTGTCCACACTCTGGAGGCAATGCGGGGGTTTTGAGGGCTAGTTAAGTCTGTAAAATGCTGAATTGGCGCAGTGCTTTACGGTGCTGCGCCATTTGAAAACCTCCCAGCAAGGGGAAGGTCAAGGGATTTGTTTTCACCCTGTTTTT